GATAAATTATTTATACAACGGGTATAGAAAGCTTAGCTATTTATATCTGGGGTATGGACGATTCTTGTATGCGCCTTTGTAACGGACTAAGGGGTTTGGTTTCGAACCATGCGCCTTTTTCTGGGGCTTAGGGGTTTCAAGTTTACGACTTTAGCTTGTTCTAGTTTAAATTCCCAACCCCCCCTTTTAAAAGTTTAAAGAAAAATTTTAAAAAGACAAAAAAAATACAAAAAATATAGAAAAATGAGCGTTGCTTTAATTCATCAATGCGGAATTCAAGATGCTATGCAAATAAGTGCCTGAGGACATTCTGTGATAGAGTTTAGTAAGGATTACTGTTTGTATAGCCGTATTTGTACGTAGGAATAGCCCTCCGAATTCTTGATGGCGGAGATGTTCTAATTTAACGAACGATTTAAAAAGATAGGATATAAGTTCTTTTGAACTGGCCTAGACAGCCGCCCTTCCTAGGGGTTCCAAGATTTAGGCGGTTTTCTGTGGGGTGTGACCGTTACCAACATCCGACTCGCTGGCCGAGCGGCCACCTTTAAAATGCCCATGATGAAAGTTGCTAAAGAGAACGAGAATCATGCGAAGTTGGAACACCAGACCAACAGTGACATTGTTGTCACAAAATGCGATAACCGAGTGATTAATATTATGCAATTTGACATGCGTAATTTTGATTTTAGTACTTTTTTGTTTTTAATGAACAAGAGTGCTATCAGCCTGAGTAATGAAAAGACTACTAAACAATTGTTCAAAAAGGCTATGCATAATTTTTATGCTCGCTTTAAATTGTTTCATAGGTTACATGCTCGGGCTTTTATTCTAACCCCAATCTTTTTGTATGAGATTAAGGTTAGTAACCTTATGGTAGTAGATATAGTGTCTACAATCAACTTTTTCTTAAAAGTTGCAGGGTTTGACCCTGTTAACTATGAAGAAAGAGAGCTTTTGAGAGAAAATTATTCATCTGTGTCGAACGCATTAGTAAATGACGCGGTGGAAAATAAGTACTCAGAATGGTTGCAACACTTGTTTACGCACTATCATGAAGACCATGCCCTCCTTAAGGTGGTGGCACCCATAGAAAGGCAGATGTTTTCTACAACTTTGACACCCTCTGATGAAATGGTGGACATGGTTGAAGAAGTCAAGAATGCTGCAAGTCAGCTCCCTAATAAAGAGGAGCGTGATAGGTGGTTTGATGAAATCAAGACCATGCACAGTTCTATTAGAGATAAGGTGCCCACAGCTTCGAATTGGAATACTTTGGTAGATAATTCGACAACTTTAACTCAAGCATTTGAAAAGATTGCTAACGTTGTGCCTGAAGTCAAGCAAGGTGCCGGCTCGATACGTATGTTAACTGATCAATTCTTGAAGTTAGAACAGGAAAGTCAAAGAGCTCTCAAGGTAGCAGATTCTTTTACGATTCTGGCTAAGGATGTAGCAGTTTGCTCATTAATAGCTTGGTCTCTGTACCACTATGACACTTCGAGGACTATGTCCTCATTTGTCATGATGGCTGTATCTGCTACCGCTGGCGTTTACATATGCCAAACGAAAGAAGCTAGAGCCTTTTTAGTAGGATCTGGGGTTTTTGCAATTTGGCATCTCATTCGTGAGAGTCACGCCTGGACCCATTATGAAGTGGAGAAGCAATCTGGGTTGCTTGATGTTTCATCCACTCTTAGTGCTTTGACTACCTTCTTAACATCCATTAAATGGTCTTCTCTTCCAAGGAAGATACTGGATATAATTAGGTTATGCAAAGAGTTACCTGATTTTATAATGCAAGTGTTTGAATTACTGAAAGGCTTTGCAAATTCTATTTGGCTTACTTTTTATAAGACTCCGTTGTTTTCTGCAAAAGGAGATTTTAATGAAGGCTATCTAGAGAATGTCAAGCATATTTTCAGTGCATACACTAATGATGATTTGCAGTACACTTTTGACGAAGCTCAGTTGGTTGACTCTCTCATAGAGCAAACCAAGCATTATATGAACGAGTGCAAAAAGTTTGGAGATCGAAAATTACTAGATTCCAATTTTAAAGTCTTGAGAGATATTCAAAGAGACTTATCGGATTTGAGATATAGTAAAGGCGGATCCAGACAAGAGCCTGTTGTAATCCTTTTAGAAGGTGTACCAGGTACCAAGAAAACCGTCTGGCAACGAAATATCGCAGTTGCTTTAGTTAAAATGTTTAAACAGCATGTTACTGATCAATCGCGAGAAATATATGTTAAGCCGGCTGGAGATTATTGGTCAATGTACAAAAATCAATTTGTTTGTTGTTTCGATGATTTTGGTCAAGTAAGAGACTCTCTTGGGGATCCTAGAGAGAAAGGAGATTTGATCAACATGTACAACACAGCTCCCTTTCCCTTGAATATGAATGAGAATGAAGACAAGGGAAAAACGTTCTTTACGTCAGAATTTATTATCATGACTGCTAATGAAGGTTGGTCTACCTCTCCGTCGATTATTAGCGAAGAGGCTCTTAAACGGAGAGTCGATTTGCGAATTTCCGTCATTAGAGATGTTAAAAATCCCCCTGTTAATGATACTGGAATAGAAGTTTTGATACCAGAAAACTATTCCTTTAATGTATATCCAATTGGAGGTGAACCTCGTAACAATCAAACTTTCCAGGACGTTTTGGACTTAGCAGCTGCTAAGTACAAAATTAAGCAGAAGCACTATCAGGTGTTTCAGCGAGTTCAAAAGGATGTGATTGGTGAGGTAAAGATGTCTCAGAACGTTGAGGAGGAATTAGAAGCGAAGCTAAAAGAAGTTGAAGAGAAAATAAGTTCTACTATAGACAATTATAAGATCTTCAATACGAATCAAGTTCAACGCCAATCTAGTGACGAGAAAACAGAGGTTGATATTCAGATGCAATTTTTGGATGAGTTTAATCAGATGTTAGATGAGAAAATCAAAATCCATGCGGATTTGGCTGAAATAGATCGAGTGATACCTAAGTGCAAGATTCGAATACCCGCCATGCGTGATGAACGCAAGGTTTATAACGATCAAGCATTTCAGTGTCAATTCTATCCCGACGTGGAAGAAATGGAGTTTGAAGCTGCCAAGAAGATAATAGCAGCGTATACCCATATAGAAGAACCTGATAAGAGTATCATACCACGTCAAGATTTAGCCTTTTTGGAGTTGCACTATGGTATAAATAGGACTCATTTGTTCCTTACGGAATTGCAATGGGCTAGGAGTATGTTTGGATTGCCTAAAGACGAGCCACTTCGAGAATATGTGAATGGAATTTCTCGTAAGACAAGAGGATATTATTTCACTGTTATTTCGGTATTGATGTGTATATGGATGCAAGATAGACAGGCATTCTTCTATTGTCACGTGGATTCCACATTTTGCTTGAAAGAGCTAGTACAGATGAGAGGTTTTGAGGACGTTATACCGCTAAGTGATTGGCGGCTGGCACTCAAAAGAGCAAATAAATCTGTAAGAAATTTCTTTACTGAAAATTTCCAGCCTCTCACGGATGTGGTTACTCGTATTGAGGATTCCATTTCTGACAAAATAATCACATACCTTGGAGTAGGCTCTTTCTCTCGAGATGATGTGAAGAGATTTGTGAGATACGCTACAGGCGTCATGTCACTTGTCGCAGTAGTTTCTCCTATGTTAGGGGTTCTTGTTCCTTACTTTATGAAAAGGAAAGAAGGGCAGGAACAATCGTCCCAACCGTTCTTCAAGACGGATAAGGCACCACCTAAAACTTCTTTGAAAGAAGCGATAAGATCTGCGGCAATCTCACGACAAAGTTCATCTGTTATGCCCGTAGTGACAAAATTAGAAAGTTCGGCTGCAATTTTGTCCATTTCTACTGGAACTTTGAATCACACTTTGGGAAAGGTGTTTTTCCTAGACACTGGTATGTTCATCATACCTCTTCATTTCTATCAAGATATTTTAGAGTTAGATAATTTCAAGGTCATTATAGATGATGGAGACATTAAGACGGAACTCGAAAAGGAAGATATGTTTGGAGAGGTAGCCGTTGTGGAAACTGCTCAGTTGGAGTTTGTGATTGTGAAATCGCCAAAACTAAAGAAAACCAGACGTAATGTTTTGGAAAACTTTGTTACTCGAGATCAGATAGCCAAATTTCCAGGTGAATTCACTATTGCCATCAGACCCTACACTGAGAAGTCAACCATGATGTCTTCTGCTCATATAGGTTCTTTCAAATATTCTGGCAAGACCGTGGACAAGATGATTAAATATCAAGTCAATACAGGGAAAGGTGACTGTGGTAGCATGATTTATGCCATGTTACCCACTTTAGGATCTTCTATTATTTGCGGAATCCATGATGCCGGAACCCCTAAGGGATGTACGGCTGTAATGGCTTCAGCTTACATAATTACACGAGAAGATATCATTGAAGCTTGTGAACAATTTTCTGATGCTTCCTCGTTTGTAGAGGTCCAAGGAAATCCTTGTCAGGCAGCTTTTTCACATAGTCCCTATGGCGTTTCTCGCATTGTTCCTTCACCACTGTTCTCTTTGGTTAGGGAAGCCACTGAGTACCCGACAAAATTTCCTGCAAAATTGCTACCTAATAAAGAGACGGGACAGGACCCTCTTAAAATTGGGTTAGCAAAATACAAGGATTACCCTAAGAATTTTTGTGAGAAAACTTTAGATTTTGCTGTGGCGGATTTGATAGATGAATTTCTTGAATTTCCTTATTACATTAGGTATGGTAGTAGAGTTCCTTATAAAGAAAGCTTTTACGGCGATCCTATGTGTGAACAAATGAGATCTATACCCACCTCCACTTCCGGAGGATATCCGTATAAGTTCACTGACAGAACTGTCAAGCAGAGGTTAAAAGAGGAAGGACCGGATGGACCTACCTATGCCAAGGAAATATCCAGATTGGAAGAAACAGTTTTAAAACTGCGAACAGGAAAGAGACCTGAGTTTGTTTATACTCTTAACCTGAAAGATGAAATTAGATTCTGGCAGAAAGTGCAGGAATTTTCGACAAGAATTTTTCTTGGGACACCGTATGATTTGTGCTGGCTTAAGAAATCTTTCTTCGGAGAGTTCATGATTTTTATGCAAGTTGATTGTATTCAGAAAGGAACCGCTATGGCTGTCAATCCTCATTCCACTGATTGGAAAAGGATTATGCAAAGATTATCTGAGCTGGTGCCTAGTTATGATTATGCTGTTTGTCAAGATTTTGACTACGCTCATTTTGATGGATCCAATAGCAAGTTGCTAATGCAACAAGTGGTACACGTTATAAACAGCTGGTATGCCCATCATGGTATAGATCAGGACAATGATATTCGTGAGATGTTATTTAGAGAGGTTTACAACTTTAAGTACATAAATCAAACGGAAATCGTTGAAATGAATAGTTCATTGCCTTCTGGAAGTTATTTGACTCTACTCATAAATTGTATCACTAATAGGATATTGTTGAGGTATGCTTTTTACAGGAAATTTCCTGGATTGCGCTACCGAGACCATGTCCGTGATATAGTTTTAGGAGATGACAATGTTGTTTCTATTCATCCTGAACTTGTCAATGCATGGAGCCCAGTGGATATTGCTAATTCGGTTTCAGAACTAGGCTTTGAAATAACGCTAGGGGATAAGACTGTGGTTACAAATTCTTGGTCTTCATTGCATAATGTTACGTTTTTGAAAAGGAAATTCACTGTGGACAGTTTAGGCATTGTGAGAGCGCCCTTAGATAAGGAAACCATGTGGAACACGATATGTTACTCGAAGAAAGGAATATTGTATCGGCAAATATTTGCCGACAACATCCAGTTCTTCTACAGAGAAATGTCGCAGCATGGCAAGGCTACATATCTGCATGAAACTGGCAGACTTAGGAGACTCTTGCAACAGATACCCGACTGTAATCATTATCCTCTTGGAATTCCCAAGGAATGGTTGTACCTGGACAAGTTGGTCCGGCATTCTCCATTCTTTGCTCCAAGTGAGATGTGACTCAGTCATTTTAAAATAAAATTTAGAATATACCCAAAAACATGTAAAAATGTAAAAATTTCAAAAAGACATCTCTGTAGGCTTAGACAGCCATGGTCGTCATGTGTAACCTGGGAACGTTCACATGTAAGTTTAGGATTTCTTATTCAAAAATTCTCGTTGGCAGAGAACTGTCGTTTTTCAAATTTATTAGCAATCATGATCGAAAGTCCTCAAGAAGAAAACGCTAATGTGAAGGTGGAACACCAGACCACCACAACCTTTGTAGATGATTCTGCAAAGGTCATTGAACAACCAAAAGATGTAGTTTCAATTTCTGACTCTTATTTTTTAAAATCAACAGCTAATGAGTCGATGATGATTTCGCGGTTTTTAGCTAAACCAGTGGAGTTGGAAACAGGCCAATTTTCGGGATCAGATATTGCGTCTACTTTCCCGGGGCCAAAGCCAATGCCCTTTGATCTTTTGAATAACAATATATATTGGCCCAAGATTAAAGGTTTTTATGGCTTTAGAGCAACGATGGTCTTTACTTTGCAAGTTAATGCGCAAAGATTTCAGCAAGGACGATACATGTTGGTGTACGTTCCATGCGGAGGAGCCATCAAAGATTCTTCAGCCGTCGATTGGTTTGAGATGCATACTCCTACTTTAGTATCTAGGAGTCAATGTCCTCATGTTGAAATTGACATTAATCAAGAGACCTCAGTTGAATTGAGAATTCCCTTCAATTCATCCCACGATGTTTACCCTCTTCAATTCGCTACAAATGCAGCCACGTCTAAATGGGGAGCTCTTAGGATTTTTCCTTACGTGCGACTCACTTCAGGTAGTGGTTCGCTGACAGCAAAATATACCCTATGGGGGCATTTTGAAGATGTAGAATTGGTTGGTCAAACTATACCCGTTGAGAGACAGAGTAATAGTATGAAGGAGTCTAAATCCAAAGAAGCAGGCCCAGTTGAATCACTTTCTTTAAAGGTGAAGAAAGCTGCAGGCATTTTATCCAAGGTACCTGTATTGAGTACCTACGCTCAACCCGTTGGGTGGGTCGCAGACATAGTTTCGCAGACTGCGAGCGTATTTGGATGGTCAGCACCTGCTAATTTGGACAAACAATATAGAATGGAAACATCTCTTATGTCTTACGCTACCAATATTGACGCCATTGACAAGACATTTCCTTTGTCTAATTCAGTCAAGAATGCTGTCCAGGTTCTACCTGGTGAAGCTATGACTGATGCGGACGAATTGGCAATTACGCATATTGCGGGCCGTTATTCATATCAGAACATTTTTGAGTGGTCAGATGTGAACGCTGAGGAAGCTTTATTAGCGCGTTTTGCTGTGGGCTTATACCCTTTAGAAGCCCCACTTACTCACTTGCAAGCTGGTTTTACTTTGACTGATCATACACCAGCTCAGTGGTTAGGTAAGAGATTTGAGATGTATCGAGGTTCTGTTAAGATGAAGTTTAAAATTGTTAAAACGAATTTCCACTCTGGTAGAATCTCGTTGGATTTCAATCCAGAAGCTCGAAATTATACCTCTCCAGCTATGTTGGATACTGAGGCTCCGTACCTTTATCGTCAAATTGTAGATATCCGGGAGCTAAATGAATTTGAAATTGTAGTTCCTTTTATCAGTCACAACCCTTATTTAGGTACTTATGGCAATGGGACAAATTGGTTTGGGCATTTGGAAATTAGGGTTATTGATCCTTTGGTAGCTCCTGCTACCGTTTCCAACACTGTCCAAATTATTATGGAACATGCTATGTGTGACGATGTAGAATTTGCTGGTAGAAGTAACAGAGTTTGTAGAATCTTTGAGGAATATGAATTACAGTCCAACTCAATTACCTTAGGCGATGGTCCTACTTCCGAACAACATGATACTTCAGCTGTTACAATTGGTGAGAAAATTATCAATATGCGCACGATGCTGAAACGTTATGAGCCCGTTCCTTTTGAAGGAGTAGGTATTGGTGTAGTTGGCACTCAATTTAGACCCTTTAATTGGGGAAAGGTACACTGTTATTTACCTTTTGCTATTTCAAGATTTGCTCCAGGCTCTGCTATTAATATAGTTCCGGATTTGTATTCCGAATTAGGTTCAATTTTCACCTACTCAAGAGGAGGTGTACGAATTAAAGCAATAGTTAGAGAAGGAGTATCCTGGAAAGATTCAGCTCAAGTGACTAGTACCTTAACGCAAAACACTTTTGTTGTTTTAGGTAACTCGTTATTTTCCGCTGATATCGAAAGAACAGTGTATGCCGAGGGTTGGTTTACCTTTGTTCCGACTACGGTTAATCCAAACAAGTGGTACAATACCCAAACTGAAACTTCTGCGTTCAATTATTCTGTTATTCAGAATAATCGCGATCGCTGCATTGAAGTTCAATTACCACAGTGGTTGAGACAACATTCCAGAAATAATGTCACTCATCAAGCTAGTACTGTCAATACTTACGATTCCAATATTTTGGATGAGTCAAGTAAGGCTTACTTACATTTTTACCAATCACCTTTGGTTGGTCATGATATTTCTACTTCTCCTAATTTTATTTTAGATATTTGGAGATGTGGTGCTGATGATTGCAATTTTTCAGGATTCGTTTCTATTCCTCCTATGGAGGTTTACTATGGTGGGGCGCTTACACCGCCCGCACTGTAGAATTCTACAAACTTTTTGGTTTACATCATTTTACGGTTGGGTGTAAACAAGTGGAAAAGAGAGTCCGTTGTATTTTCTTTCTTTTTCGCGCCTATTTTCGCGTTTGAAAATGGGTTGAAGCAGCTATAGTTGATTTAGACATTTCTGAGAGAGCCGCGAGGGCGGGCTCTCAGAGAAGTTATTTTATCTTCCGTGCTTCCGCTTTATAAACTAAGTGTGTCTTTTTTAG